GGGGTAAATCAGAGAATAGCGTATTGGACAGGCACTTCATCACTTAGTAGTGATAATGGATTAACATATAACAGTACAGATAATAAATTAATCTTTAATGGCGATTATGCTATTAGAGAAGACGGGAGTGGTACGTTTGAATTAAATTGTGATGGCTCAGATATAATTACTAAAATAAATGGCTTTGGGTCAAATGGTTCTATGACCTTTGATGAAAATTCAATTTATACTACAGCAAGTGGATTCTATGTTCCTACAGGATATGGTATATCTGTCGGGACAACTTCTACTACGAGTAATACCATTAGATGTACAGGAAATATTATAGCATATTATTCCGATGAAAGATTAAAAAACTTTCAAGGAACTATTCCTAATGCCTTAGATAAAGTATGTCAACTTAATGGGTATTATTATAAACAAAACAAAAAAGCTAGTGACTTAGGATTTGATAATGAGGAAAGACAAGTAGGAATTAGTGCGCAAGAGGTAGAAAAAGTTTTACCTGAAGTAATAGAAACAGCCCCAATATCACATGATATAGAAGAAGATTATTTAACTGTGGATTATGGTAGACTGGTGCCGTTATTAATTGAATCAATTAAAGAATTAAAAAACGAAATAGAAATTTTAAAAAATAAAAAATGTGGGAATTAACTAAACAGTATTGGAAAGATATGTGGAATACTCTATGGAGTAAAACTACTATAGATGAAAAAGCTATAGCAACTTTAGAAGAAATTCAAAAAAGATATAAACTTACAGCTAAAGAATTAGCTGATGTAGGTAACGCTATAAAACAAGTAGGAAATCAAATTGATGATATTCCAGCTGCGTTAAAAGGAAAAAAAAGAAAAGGCAGAAAAACTAACATGGGTAAGAATGCTCAAAACCCAATCAATATGAATAGTAAAAAATAATGGCAATACCATCATCAGGAGCTTTAGATTTTTTAAACATGGCGCGAGAATGTGCATATGGAACATGGGGGTCAGGGTCTATTACAGGAGCTATATCAATTAGAGATTTAGTTGCTGGGGGTGACACTTATGGTTCAGGACAATCCTATCCTTCAATTAATACTTCAAGCTCATCTTATCCTCCTAACACTACACCTGTACAAACTAATTCCTTTTATGGATATGACAAAGATGCGACATCTATTACTGCATTTAATGGAAGTTTTGGTGGAGGTAGTGGTAAGGCAGTTTGTGGCTCTGCAACTAATGTAACTTATTATCACGATGGTTCAGGTACATATCCTTCTGTTGGTGATAATTGTTATACTAATTCAGCAGGTACTTCACCAATGTCTGACAATTATTATAAAATGGCAAATGGGGGATTATTGTATGTTGAAGATGAACAAGCTAGTAGTGTAGCAACTTGTTAGATAATAATTTATTATCTTTGTCTAAATATTAATAATTAAATTAAATAAAAATGTCAGAAAAAGTACAATTAAAATCAGAAGAACTTGCAAAATTACAAGTTTTAAACACAAACTTTAACAACGTAAAAATAGAAATAGCAGACTGTGAAGTAAGAAAAGTAGCTTTGTTATCACAGCTTCAAAAACACAGAGAAGAGTTTGCTGAAATAGAAAAAGAATTAATTAAAACCTATGGAGATAATGCAAAGGTTAATCTTCAAACTGGAGAAGTAACACAGCCAGAAGAAGAAAATGTTGTTGAGTCTCTTGAAAAAGTAAAGTAATATGGCAAAAATTAGTAACCTTAATTCATATCCTCAAATATCTACCTTAGATAAAGATGATTATTTATTAATAACGGACAAAGAAAATGCTTTGCAAACCAAAAATGTTTCTGTAGAACAATTACAAGCTTTTTTCGGTATTAATACTAATGAAGCTAAGGTTACAATATCAGCAGCCTCACTTTTAACATTAGCAACCACACCTGTAGAATTGGTTGCTGCGCCTGGGGCTTCCAAAGTAATTGATGTGATAAGTATTATGTTTTATTTAGACGCTGGTAACACTGTGTATGATTTCGGTACAGGAGCATTACCTATAAAAATAGGAAGTGAACAAGTAGCCAGTATACCAAATAGTGGTAGTGCTATTAACTCAGCTACTGATGCCGTATTTAAACCTGAAGTGCCTACGAGTAATGAAATTATAGCTCAGAATACCGCACTTACTTTAGAGGCTGTTGCACCCCCATCACAAGGAAATGGGGTTTTATATGCTAATGTATTTTATAGAGTTCTCAATGTAGGTTCATCATTCTAATAAAATGGATATACGTAAATTGTCAATAGGCCCTGATTACAAATCAGGCGCTATGCATTATTTAATTGGTCAATATGTATTAAACAATAACTATAGAATACATTTGATTAAGTGGGATGCAAAAACTTCAAATTATTTTATATATATAATACAATCAAACAATGTGTTTTTGTGGAAATCATTTTCTTCAACAATGCCAGTATCAGTTGAATATAATATAAATTTTTAATGCAATCTTTAGTTGACTTTATTATAACTCCTATTCAAAATCGAAGATATAATAATACTAAAAGTATTGGAAACGTAGAAGTTATAACAAGCACTTCTCAAGAAGATTTTAGATTTTCTAATAGAGAAGGTATAGTAGTAAATACTCCTAGGGATTATAATGGAGATATAAAAATTGGCGATACGTTATTAGTGCATCATAATGTTTTTAAATATTACTATGACATGAAAGGTAGAGAGCGGAGTGGTCGAAGTTTTTTAAAAGACAATTTATTTATGGTAGACCAAGACCAGTTTTTTTTATACAAACAGAATGGTAAATGGAAGCCTCATAGTAAATATTGTTTTGTAAAACCTATAGATACGGAAGAATCTATTATTTATAAAAACACTAAACACGAGCCTTTAATAGGTATAATGAAATATGCAAACAAAGAGCTAACAGATTTAGGAGTGAAAAATGGAGATAGAGTTTGTTTTAAACCTGACACAGAATATGAGTTTATAGTAGATGACGAAAAATTGTATCGTATAATGTCTCAAAGTATTACAGGAGTGTGGAAATGAAAAGGCCTAAACGAAAAAAATTAAACAATTTTGAAAAAGAGTTCAAACCAAAAATTAAATACAATCGAAACAAAGATAGACACCAAAAGTATAAAATTAAGAATTATCGCAGCGGGTCAGAAAGCAGTGAATGAATTAATTAAAGTTGCTGGAGAAAAAATAATCAAACATGACCCTGAAGATGATTTGTCAGCAGACAGGCTTAAAAATGCAGCGGCAACAAAAAAGCTAGCTGTGTTTGATGCGTTTGAAATATTAAATAGAATACAGCAAGAAAAAGAGGCTATGGATTTAGCTGATAAAGGAATTTTAAGAACTGATACAAAACAAGGATTTGCAGAAAGAAACTCAAAATAAATTATATCAAGTTGTAACTGGGGTTATACCTAAAAATGTTTTAACTAAAAAGAATAAAGCTAAATCATGGGTGTATGGTTATAATGAAAAATATAATGTTATTATTATTTCTAAAACAGGTCAAATAGGGGAGATTATAAGTATTAGCGGATTAGACATAGCCTTGCCATTAGCCCCTGCAATTAGTCGTACACGACCAAAAAACCCTAAAGAACAATATTGGAGTAGAACAGAATACCCTAAAGCTTTGCAAAAAATTCCTAGTATTTTTATTTGGAATGACATGCCATCTACGTTTAAAAATAATTGGATTGATTATATTGAGCAAGAATTTGAACGAAGAGAAGATGGCCATTGGTTTTGGAATAACGGAGTTCAAACTTATATTACTGGCTCACATTATATGTATTTACAATGGACAAAAATTGATGTGGGGTTTCCTGATTTTAGAGAAGCAAACAGATTGTTTTATATTTATTGGGAAGCGTGCAAAGCAGATAATAGGAGTTTTGGAATTTGCTATTTAAAAATAAGACGTTCTGGATTTTCGTTTATGGGTTCCGAAGAATGTGCTAATATAGCTACTATATCGAAAGACTCTAGAATAGGTATACTATCCAAAACTGGAGCTGATGCTAAGAAAATGTTTACTGACAAAGTTGTTCCAATTACTAATAATTATCCCTTCTTTTTTAAACCTATTCAAGACGGAATGGATAAGCCTAAAACTGAATTAGCTTTTAGAGTACCAGCATCTAAAATTACCAAAAAAAACATGCATTTAGAAGATGATTTTGAAATGGATGGATTGGACACAACTATTGACTGGAAAAATACAGATGATAACTCATATGATGGAGAAAAACTTTTATTGTTAGTACATGATGAAAGTGGTAAATGGATTAAGCCTAATGATATATTAAATAACTGGAGGGTTACTAAAACTTGTTTAAGATTAGGTAGAAAAATTATTGGAAAATGTATGATGGGTTCTACATCTAATGCATTAAGTAAAGGGGGTAGTAGTTTTAAAAAACTATATGAAGATTCAGATATTACTAAACGAAACGCAAATGGCCAAACTAAAAGCGGCCTATATAGTTTGTTCATACCAATGGAATGGAATATGGAAGGTTTTATTGATAAATACGGAATGCCTGTTTTATCTAACATTAAAAAACCCGTGTTAGGAATTGATAATGAGCTTATTAAAGTAGGAGCTATTGATTATTGGCAAAACGAAGTTGATTCTTTAAAGCAAGACTCTAACGCTTTAAATGAATTCTACAGACAATTTCCGCGTACTGAGTCTCACGCATTTAGGGATGAGTCAAAACAATCCTTATTTAATCTAACTAAAATATACCAGCAAATTGATTACAATGATTCTTTAATTATAGGGCAGCATGTTAGTGTAGGAAATTTTAGATGGAAAAATGGAGTTAAAGATACAGAGGTGATTTTTAGTCCAGACGCGCGAGGTAGATTTTATTTAGGATGGATACCTGAATCGAATTTAAGAAACAGAATAATAAAAAAAAATGGAATTAATTACCCTGGTAATGAACACATTGGGTCATTTGGATGTGATAGTTATGATATTTCAGGCACGGTAGGAGGTAAGGGTTCTAATGGAGCTTTACACGGAATGACAAAATATAATATGGATAATGCTCCCAGCAACAGCTTTTTTTTAGAATATGTGGCTAGACCTCAAACCGCAGAAATATTTTTTGAAGATGTATTGATGGCATGTGTATTTTACGGAATGCCTATATTATGTGAGAACAACAAACCTAGGCTTTTATATCATTTTAAAAATAGAGGATATAGGGGTTATAGTTTAAATCGACCTGATAAAACATACAACAAATTATCTAAAACAGAAAAAGAGTTGGGAGGCATCCCAAACTCGAGTGAAGATGTAAAGCAATCTCATGCGGCAGCTATAGAGTCATTTATAGAAAAATATGTAGGGATTGATTTACAAGGAAACTACAGAGATAGTGATGAAATGGGAGATATGCTTTTTACTAGAACATTAGAGGATTGGGCTAAATTTGATATTAATAATAGAACAAAATTTGACGCATCAATTAGTTCAGGACTAGCTATTATGGCTAATCAAAAACACCTTTATACACCAGTTAAAAAACAATCAAAAATAAGCATTAACTTTGCAAGATATGCTAACAGTGGAATATATAGTGAATTAGTACAATAAATGAAAGATATTAAAATAGATATATCTAATGTAGGGTTTCCAAGCCAGTATGTTTCAGACGCTGAAAAAGCAACTGAAGAGTATGGTCTAATGATAGGCCAGGCAATACAATATGAGTGGTTTAGAAAGGATTCTTCTGCGTGTAGATATTATAGTCGTTGGCAAGACTTTAACAGATTACGGTTGTATGCCCGTGGAGAACAACCTATAGCCAAATATAAAAACGAATTAGCAGTAGACGGAGATTTGTCTTATTTAAATCTTGATTGGTCAATCGTTCCTATAATACCTAAGTTTGTAGACTTAGTTGTGAATGGAATGAATGACAGATTATTTAAGGTCAATGCTTACGCACAAGACGCTATGTCACAATCAAAACGTAGTGCTTTTCAAGATATGATAGAAGCACAAATGGTTTCTAAAGAACTGTTAAGCGTTATTCAAAAAGGCACAGGGGCTGACCCTTTTACAATGTCTCCTGATGACCTTCCCAACACCGATGAAGAACTTGCGTTATATATGCAGTTAAATTATAAGCCTGCTATAGAGATAGCAGAAGAAGAAGGGATTGACACTATATTTGCTGAAAATCATTATGATGACACTAGAAAAAGATTAGATTATGATTTAACTGTTTTAGGAATGGCTTGTGCAAAACATGAGTTTTTACCTGGAAGCGGTGTCGAAGTAAAATATGTTGACCCAGCTAATTTAATTCATAGTTATACGGAAGACCCACAATATAAAGATTGTTTTTATTGGGGAGAAATTAAAACTGTTGCTATAACAGAATTAATGAAGATAGACCAGTCTTTAACGCTAGACGACTTAAAAGAAATTAGCCAATACAGTCAAATGTGGTATGATTATTTTAACATGCGTCAATATTACAATAATGATATTTTTTATAAAGACACTGTTACGTTAATGTATTTTAACTACAAGACTACTAAAAAATATGTTTACAAAAAGAAAGTAAATGAAAATGGTGCTACTAAAATTATAGAGAAAGATGATTCTTTTAATCCACCAGAAGAAATGATGGAAGAAAACAATTTTAGAAAAATATCTAAAACTATTGATGTTTGGTATGATGGTATTATGGTAATGGGTACTAACATTATGCTTAAGTGGGAATTAATGGAAAACATGGTAAGACCAAAATCTGCTACTCAAGCAGCTTTACCTAATTATGTTGCAACTTCTCCACGAATGTATAAAGGTAGAATCGAATCCTTAACAAAAAGAATGATTCCATTTGCAGATTTAATTCAGCTTACTCATTTAAAATTACAGCAAGTAATATCACGAACTGTCCCTGATGGTGTATATATAGATGCAGACGGATTAAATGAAGTAGACTTAGGTACTGGTAATGCATACAACCCTGAAGACGCGTTAAGATTATATTTTCAAACTGGTAGTGTTGTAGGTAGAAGTTACACACAAGAAGGGGAATACAATCAAGGTAAAATACCTATACAACAATTAACTTCTAACTCGGGGGCTAACAAAACACAAATGCTTATTACCAATATGAATAACTACATCAACATGATTAGACAGGTAACGGGATTAAGTGAAGCCAAAGACGGTAGTAATCCTGACCCTAATGCATTAGTAGGTATTCAAAAATTAGCTTCTTTAAATTCAAACACAGCTACGCGTCATATTTTAGATGGTTCTTTATATATATACAGAACATTAGCAGAAGGGTTATCTTATAGAATGGCGGATATTTTAGAATACGCAGAGTTTAAAGATGAATTTGCAAATCAAATAGGTAAATACAATGTAACTATTTTGCAAGAAATGAATGAGTTGTATATATATGATTTTGGTATTTTCATTGAAGTAACTCCTGATGCAGAAGAAAAAGCTCAACTGGAACAAAATATTCAAATGGCTTTACAAAAAGGGGATATAAATTTAGAGGATGCAATCGATATTAGAGAAATTCATAATCTAAAGCTAGCAAATCAGCTTTTAAAAATGAAGCGTAAAAGCAAAGAAGAAAGAGATAGACAGTTCGAAATGCAGAAGCAACAGCAGCAAGGGCAGATACAAATGCAGTCTCAACAAATGGCAGCAGAAACAGCTATGCAAAAAATTCAAGCTGAAAGTCAAGCTAAAATGCAATTAGAACAAGCCAAGGTAGCTTTTGAGATTGAAAGGTTAAATGCGGAAGCTCAATTAAAAGGAACCTTAATGGATAAAGAATTTGGCTATAATCAACAATTAAGAGATATTAGCGAAAGAGGATTGAGAGATAGAGAAATGCAAAGAGAAAAAGCTAAATCTGACCGAATTAGTCAGGCTAACAATGAACAGTCTAGATTAATAAATCAAAGAAAAAACAATTTACCACCTCAACGGTTTGAGTCAAATGAAGACAGTTTAGATGGTTTTGATTTATCAGAGTTTGAGCCTAGATAAGCTTAAATTTAACATTAAAATAATTATTAACTTTGTAAAAAATTAAATTAAATGGAATTAAAAGTTAGAGAAGTAGGGAAAGTAGAAGAATCTGCTGCCCAAGTAGAAGAAAAACTACTAAAACAAAACGAAGAAAAACAAACTATTCAAGAAGAAAAAAGTGTTGAAGCAGCTATAGAGCCACAACAAGAAGCAGAAGCTGTGCCAACAGAACAAAAATCTTTAGAAGAAAAAGATGTTCTTGAATATATAAGAAATAGATACGATAGGCCTATAGAATCATTTGATGATTTAATGGCTAAGCGAGAAGAAAAGGAAGAATTACCTGAAGATGTCGCAGCGTATTTTAAATATAAAAAGGAAACAGGGCGTGGAATTAATGATTATGTAAAACTTAATCGAGATTTTGACGAAATGAATCCTGATGTTTTGTTAACTGAATATTTTTTAGACAGTGAAGCAGCAATAGATGAAGAAGATGTAGAAGCCTTAATGGATGATTATACATTTGATGCAGATATTGATGATGAAAAAACTATTAAAAAAATAAAGTTAGCAAAGAAAAGAAAAGTTGTTGAAGCTAGAAAATACTTTAATGAGCAAAAAGATAAGTATAAACAACCGCTTGAGTCAAGCAAGGAAGTTTTATCTAATGATGCTCAACAAGAATTAGACCAGTATAGACAATATGTTGATGATGCGAAAACGCAAGCAGAACAGCAAAAAAGAAAAGCTGATTGGTTTGCGCAAAAAACAGAAGAGGTGTTTTCGAATGAATTCAAAGGTTTTGAGTTTAAGGTAGGAGAAAATAGCGTAATGTACAATCCAGGAGAAGCAACGGAATTAAAGAAATCTCAAGGAAATATTATGAACTTTGTTCAAAAATATTTAGGCGAAGATGGATTAATGAAAGATGCACCAGGATATCATAAAGCGTTATCATTAGCGATGAACCCTGAAAAGTTTGCTCAGTTCTTTTATGAACAAGGTAAAACTGAAGCAATAGAAAGCGATGCGCGTAAAACTAAAAATATAAATATGAAGTTACGCTCTGCGCCAGAAGTTGTTAAACAGGGAGGGACGCAAATTAGAACTGTTAATAATGACTCTGGAAACAGATTAAAAATTAAGAGTTCACGAATTAGAAAATGATTTATTAAACTTAAAAAAAATTAGAAATTATGCCAGGAAGTATTGAAACAGGTGGCTTGTTAAATTATCAGTTGCAGCCAAGTGCGCAGCAGATTACAACATCCACTAATTATATCAATAACTTCGATTTCTTAAGTACTTATCTTCCAGATACGTATGAAAAAGAATTCGAACGTTATGGTAACAGAACAGTATCATCATTCTTAAGAATGGTAGGTGCTGAAATGCCTTCAAACTCAGATAAAGTAATCTGGGCGGAGCAAGGTAGATTACACGTAAAATATACAGGAGTAACATCAGGTGCAGCAGCGGCTCAAGACACTGCTACATGGACAGTTCCAGCAGCTCAAATAATTCCAGCTACACAGCCACAAACTGGTGCAGCAGGAGGAATTGCTATAAGAGTTGGACACACTGTTATGTTCTCTGACTCTACACCAGGGTCTACATTCACTAACAAAGCAGTTGTAACAGCTGTAGATTATCCTAACAGAACGTTTGACGTAGCTTATTATGAAGCTGGAGGTCAAACTATGGCAGCAGCAGTTGATTGTGATGTATTTATTTACGGTTCAGAATTTAAAAAAGGTCAAGTTGGTATGCCAGAAACTTTAATCTCTGACGATTCTATATTCTCTAATTCACCTATTATCTTAAAAGATACTTACAAGGTGAATGGTTCGGATATGGCTCAAATCGGATGGATTGAAATTTCAGGTGAAGACGGGGCTAATGGATATCTATGGTATCTAAAGTCTGAGCACGACACAAGATTACGTTTTGACGATTACCTAGAAACAGCTATGGTGGAAGCAGTTCCAGCAGAAGCAGCTTCAGGAGCTATTGCGAATGCAGCAGGTATAGCAGGTAACAAAGGTTCAGAAGGTATCTTCCACGTAGTGGGGACAAGAGGAAATGTATGGTCAGGTGGAAACCCAACTGTCTTAGCTGACTTCGATGCAATTATCGAAAGATTAGATAAGCAAGGTTCTATTGAAGAGAATGTATTATTCTTAAATAGACAATTTGGTTTTGACATTGATGATATGTTAGCTTCACAAAACTCATATGGAAACGGTGGTTCTTCTTATGGTCTTTTTGACAATGATGAAGAAATGGCGTTAAATTTAGGATTCAGAGGATTCCGTAGAGGATATGACTTCTACAAGTCTGACTGGAAATACCTAAATGACCCTACAATGAGAGGTGGACTAGTTGGAGGAGCTATCAATGGATTGATGGTGCCAGCAGGTTCAACTACAGTATATGACCAAATTTTAGGTAGAAATGCTAAGAGACCATTTTTACATGTTAGATATAGAGCTTCAGAAACTGAAGATAGAAGATATAAAACATGGATTACTGGTGGAGCAGGAGGAGCAGCTACGTCTGATGTAGACGTAATGTCTGTAAACTTCTTATCTGAAAGATGTGTATGTACTATGGGTGCAAATAACTTCTTCTTATTTAAAGCTTAAGAAGATAATTAATAAGGGGAGGGGTTCGCTCCTCCCTTTTTTTTAATCTAATAAAATCTAATAAAATGAAAAAGAAAACATTAAAAACAGAGACATATGTCTTGCAAAACGGTGAATCACCGTTATCTTACATGCTAGCTTCTCATCATAATAAAAGAAATACATTGTTGTATTGGGATGAGGAAAAACAAATTAATAGAGAATTATGTTACGCTAGAAATCAAAAATCAATTTTTGCTGACGAACAAGATGGGAATAAAATACTAGAACCTATTGTATTTGAAGATGGAATGTTAATTGTTCCTAAAGACAACCCTATGCTTCAACAGTTTTTAGAATTCCATCCTAGTTATAATAAACTTTTCCGTAAAGTAAATACCGAAAAAGATGCTGCTCAAGAAGTTGAAGTGTTAAACGCACAAGTAGAGGCTTTAGTAGAAGCTCGTGCAATGGAGATTGGACAGCTAGAAACAGTATCTCGTGTTTTATTTAACGTAGATGTTAGTAAAATTAGTACAGCAGAATTAAAAAGAGACGTATTAGTTTATGCTAAAAATGAACCTGAAAACTTTTTAAACATTATAAACGACCCTATGCTTAAGTTAATGGCTGAAGTGCAATCATTTTTTGATGATGGAAAGTTAATGATGAAAAAACAAAATGTTCACTTTAACACTAAGACTAATAAAAAACGAATGATGACTGTACCGTTTGGGGAAGATAGAAATGAAATGATTGCTCATTACTTAAAATCTGACGAAGGTATAGAAACATTAAAGTTTTTACAAAAAATAAAATAATCGGTGTGTAGGCACATATTTTAGAAAGAGAGACTGCTTAAAACAGTCTCTTTTTTTTTAGTTATCTTTGTACTTTATTAACCTAATTATATTATTTATTATGGAAAAATACATAACAATTAAAACAGCGTTCGGAAATTTTATGATTTCTTGCAACGATATTAAAGGCATAGAGCAATTAAGTACTACTAAAGTAAAAATGATTTACGGAAACGGTAAAAACATTGAGCTAGACCACACGGCAGTTGGAGCAGCAGTTGTTACACCAAGAACTCTTGTAAGTGATGCGGTAGAAGCAGCGTTAGCAACCGACTGGAGAAGTGTAACCCGCGTTGTAGACTGTTCTTTTGTTGCAGCAACAGGCGCACAAGCAGAATGGACGGCTGTAGGACAAAACTAATATTAACCTAATTTTATTATTTATTATGGAAAAATTTTTAAAAATAAATGTCGCAAGTGCTGGAGGCCCAACGCAGCTGGTAGCTTTACACGACTTAAAACTAGTGGAACAAACTAGTACTACTGTTGTTAAACTTTCTTACAACGGTGGAAGAGTAACTACTATTACTTGGCCTAATGGTGAAGCATTTCCTGCATTACAGACTTCGGTACAAAATGCAGTAAAAGCAGCTTTAGCAACAGGTTGGACTGAAGTAGCTTACCCTTATCTCGCGAAGAAAGATGGATATGTTGACACAATAGTAACAGCTTAAATGTATATAAAAATGGAAAAATTTTTGGAAATAGATGTAGCAAGAGAAGTCGATAGTGGACAGGCTACATCAGATGGGACTGGTTCAGGAAATGGGCCAAATAAATTAAATGACTCAGGTCAAAACTTTGTAGCTACAGTAGCTGTTGGAGACTGGGTATATGTTTACGGAGTAAATGGTACGCCACAAGCGTCACCGCATTTATATCAAGTGGCTACAGTAGACAGTAATACAGAACTTACTTTAACTCCTAAAGGCGCTACAGCTGGATTAGGAACTGGAGTTGTTAATCAAGGAGATTATTATATATATTCTAATACAGTGACTCAGAGTCAAATGGTAGGAGTGTCGGATGTAATTACTGCTAGAGAAAATACTCCTGACGCAGCAAATGTTAAATTAAACCTGCTATATAATAGAGATAATCCTCAATTATCAATACAATTTGTATTTGCAAATAATGGTGCTAACGATAACAGTGCAGATATGATGAATGGATATAATGCAGCAGTTGAGAATTTATATCATTCTACATGGCCAAATGTTACAGGCAAGTGGGAAGATAAAATAACAAATGCAGGAGTTGTTTCTAAGGCCTATAAAATATTAAGTGTTAAAAAAGTATAGATTAAACTCAATATAATTAAGAGAGGTTGCTAAAAAAAAGTAACCTCTTTTTTTTTACTTATCTTTGTAGAAAGAATATAAAATGATTAACTCTGTTAGAAATACTGTATTAGCCATATTGAATAAAAACAACTATGGTTACATTTCTCCTAGCGATTTTAATTTATATGCTAAACAAGCTCAATTAGATTTATTTGAAGACTTGTTTTACGAATATAATTATCAAATTATTAAAGAGAATATGCGTCAATCAGGGACTGGTTACGCTAACATTGCTAAAGGAATAGTAGAGGTAATTGATTTGTTTTCCACTACAGCTGTATTAGCTAATCCTGCCCCAGGAACAAATGAATACACAATGCCAGCTGATTATTATTTAATTAATAAAGTTTTATGTTATGATACAGCGGGAACTTCCCTTACGGGTGAAGCGGAGCGTGTAAGCCATAGTAAAATTACATTGTTAAATTCATCTAATTTAACTGCGCCTACTACCACGTACCCAGCATATACCACGCAAGCAGCTGTGATGACTGTGTATCCATCAACTATAAACGCAGCAGGTCAAGTTCAAGCACAATACATAAGGTACCCTGCCGACCCAGTATGGACATATTTACAAATAACTGGAGGAGAGCCTGTGTTTGACGGAAGTAATGTAGCTTATCAAGATTTTGAATTATCAGCTGATTATGAAACCGATTTAGTGGTAAAGATTTTACAATATGCAGGCGTATCAATAAGAGAAGCAGCTGTAGTTCAATATGCAAATACAGCAGAAATTAACGAAAATACATCAGAACAATAATGTCATACTTAAACGGATATCAATATTATACAAATTCAGGAACTGCACCGCAAGATGCAAACTGGGGCTCATATCAATATGTTAGTCTTGATGATATAGTAAATAATTTTTTATTAATGTATGACGGAAATCATTCATTGGTTAATAATGAAGAAAGATATAAAATAAGATTTCACGCAAAAAGAGCAATACAAGAATTAAATTATGATGCATTTAAAGAAGTAAAAGCTTTAGAATTAAATGTAGGAGAAGATTTACGATTTATATTACCTATAGATTATGTTAATTGGGTAAGGGTATCTATGTATAAAGATGGTGTATTAAGACCATTGACTGAAAACATACAACTCAACACAGCGTCTGCATACTTGCAAGACAGTGATAACAATTTATTGTTTGACCAGAATGGTAATATATTGCAGCCAGAATTTGCTACGATAGATGTAGACAGGTTAAGGGGAACAGAAAAAACTATGTACATAAACAACAACAGCGCTTATGATGGTCTTATGGGTTGGTGCTACAATGGATGCTGGTACTTTGACTTCCCTATTGGAGGGCATTATGGATTAAACACTGAAACGGCTAATGCTAATCCCACATTTAATATCAATAAAAAAAGCGGAACAATTACTTTTAGTTCAAACATAAAAGAACAATTATGTATTCTTGAATATATATCAGACGGAATGGAAGGTGGTGTAGATGCAGATGTTACCGTTAATAAATTATTTGAAGATTATATATACGCTTATATGCAATATGTTATTCTTAACTCTAAAATCGGTGTTCAAGAATATATTGTAACTCGTGCTAGAAAAAACAAATCAGCTTTATTAAGAAATGCAAAGATTAGATTAAGCAATATTCATCCAGGGAGATTATTGATGAATATGAGAGGAAAAGATAAGTGGATAAAATAAGATGGCTAAAACTACAAGAAATTTTATACAAGGCAGAATGAATAAAAGCGTTGATGAACGCTTAATTCCACAAGGTGAATATATAGATGCATTAAATGTAAGACTAGGTTCAACTGAAAATTCTGAAATAGGTTCAGTAGAAAACTCTAAAGGAAATAAACTTTTAGTAACCCCTGAATTTCCAACTGGCACTACACATGCATTTCAATGTCTAGGGGCTTATGCTGATGCCGCTAATGAAACTATATATTGGTTTATTCACGCAGACACCGTTAGCATTGGTTCAACTACAAAATTAGACATGATAGTGTCTTACAATAAGCTGAGTCAAATTACAACTAATCATATTGTTAGTATTGACGATGGCGGTAATGTAAACACTACATTGAACTTTAGTGATACTTATTTAATCAATTCTATAAACAAAGTAGAAAATTTATTGTTTTTTTCTGACAATAAAAATCCTCCAAGATTTATAGATGTCAATAAAAACTATCCAGACCCGATAGGAAACATTGACCAGTTTTCAGCCGAAAGTATTTTAGTAATAAAAAAACCTCCTGTTGCTGCTCCTGCGATAAGACAGTTTAATACAAGTCAATCTGAAACTTATATGGATGAAAGATTTGTATGTTTTGCGTATAGGTATAAGTATGCTAATAATGAATACTCAGCCACTTCTCAGTGGACTTTACCAGCTTTTAGTCCTAAGCCTTTTAATTTAAGTTTAGAAAGTGCTTTAAATGAAGGAATGATAAATAATTTTAACACGGTAGAGGTAACCTATAATACTGGTAGTTCATTAGTGACTGAGGTAGAGTTGCTTTTTAAAGAAGCCGCAAGTAATACTATTAATATTATCGAATCATTTAATAAAGTGGAGTTAGGATTAGGCGACAATAATGATGAAACGATGATGTTTGATAATAATAAAATATTTACAATACTCGCGGATTCTGAAATTTTAAGATTATATGATAATGTTCCATTATTAGCAAAAGCGCAAACTATAATGGGGAACAGGTTAATGTATGGAAATTATGTTGAAGGTTATGATTTAGTTGATTCTTTAGATAGCCCAATACAGTTTGATTATATAGCATCACTAAAACAAACAGCAATTAACGAAACATTTTTGACACCAGTTTTTTCTGCTGGTAGTTATCAAATAGATTGTATTACTAGTAGTCCAGCTACTACAAGTTCTACAGATGCAGTTATGACTATTTATTTAACAGAGGATGGAACAGCTGGAGGAACGCCAATACCATTAAAAAGCGGAATGGTGTTAGATTTTGATGTTAACTTTATACATCACCAGTTTACTGGAGATACTTCGGGTTCTTTTACAGCTCCAACTGCAACTACGCCTTTAACTAATCTTCCATTTACATTTGTTTTACCTCAAGATTATTCTTCAGCTTTTGCTTTAGCAACTAGCCCTGAATTTGTTGCCTTTATGGGGTCTCCTACTAATATTCAAAAAGTAGCAGATTGTGCTAATGGAATATCTGTGTCTGATACTTTTAACTGTTTACTGCCTTCAGGATTAGCTGGAGCAAGCGGTGGTTCTACAACTACTTTATCAAAATGCTGGAGTGGTACTAAAGATTTATATTGCACAGGTAACACAACTTTGTTTGACACAGCTTTTGCTACATTAGGTATTGTAACCAATTCTTCAAACGCATCTTCACTTGGTATTCAATTAATGTCTATGGCTTATGTAGATACTTGTCCGCAAAATGGAGCGGCTACAGCAACACAAGTAGTATATGAATATTATAAATTTAGTGGAGCTCAAGTTAATATTAAAAGTATTGACACTTTACCAAGTTTAAAAAGTAACAGAAACTATGAAGCTGCTATTGTTTATATGGATGATTTTAACAGAAGTAGCACGCCTATTGTTAGTCCTAACAATACAGTTGCAGTAACTTGTGCTGATGCGGTAAATCGTAATCAAATACAAATAGAAATACCTACAACAATGCATCCGCCAAAATGGGCAACACGATATAAGTTTTGTGTTCAGCCAGATAGAAGTGGTTATGAAACTGTATATACAAACTTATTTTTTCAAGACCCTAAGAGTGCAAGAATATGGTGTTTGTTAGAAGGAGAGAATGCACAAAAAATAGAAAAAGGTGATAGATTAATTGTTAAAAGAGATAGCGATGGGCCGACTAGTAGATGTGTATATACTACTGTTTTAGAAAAAGAAGTAAAAATTGATGATTTTATCACAGTACCTATCCCTGGTACAACTGAAAATGCTGTAGTGCCTGCGGGGGCTTATATGGCTTTAGCGCCAAGAAACTTTTCAGCGGCATTAGACCCAGACGCAGTGTTTAATCCAGGGACGAGTGGTATGGTAGCTACTGGGGGTAGCTCCACGTCTAATCCATCAAAAGATAGTGATTACGGCCCTCAGGTATATTATCTATTAAGCACGGTTTCAAACTCAGGAACAGCAACCACTGCTGACCCTAAATATGCAGATGTACCTGTTCCTCAAGGGAGTATTATTAATATGAATTTTCGTTTTGCTAGAATCGGGCCAGGAGACGGAAATAAAAATTGTGAGAGAGTAATTTATGAACTAGAACTAAACGGACTTGTATCTCAAAATGATTATGTAAATATGTATGATTGGTTTGAAGGCGATAACATTGAGTCATTATTAAATGGAGGAGAATGGGAAGTAGGTGATTCTGGTGCAGACGGTACTTTTGAGTATGATGATTCTTTATACTATGGTAATGCATCTTCAACATCTTTAACAGCTTTTCAAGCTTCAAGTAATTTTGGTCAACATGTAAAAGAGTTTAACATGAGATTTTTTAGAGCTAATGATGTAGCAGGTACTGCAAGTACTAGTAATGCTATAGGTGTAGTAGTTAGGGGTGGTCGAGCTTGCGGTAGTTCAGAAAAAAGAAGAAGTTTAATTACAATGTCAATTCAAGTTTTCAAAAGTGATAACACTTTAGTTTTTGAAACAGAGCCTACAGATGCAGCACCAGGAATATTTTTTGAAAGCTCCGACACATTTGATATAACAAATAATTTTCATTTATCAGGCAGCGCAGATGGCGACCAAAATCAAACTGCGTCTCAGCCCGCGATTATTACTATATCTTCAGCTAATTGTTTTGTTTTTGGTAACGGGGTAGAAAGCAACAAGATTAGAGATTCTATTTCAGGTAAAAGTTTTAATTTAGGAAATAGAGTTTATGGAGCAAGTGAACAGATATATAAGCGAGCTCATAGATTTGCCGATATTACTTATAGTGGAATATATAACGATGAGTCAAACATAAACAAACTTAACGAATTCAATTTAGGTTTGGTTAACTTTAAACCTCTTGAAGATAGATATGGCCCTGTTGAAGTTTTATCGGGTAGAAAAACAGACGTGCTAACATTGCAAGAAGATAAAATATCTTATGTCTTAGCAGGAAAAAATTTATTATCAGATGCTGCTGGCGGAAGTGCTTTAACGTCTGTACCTCAAGTATTAGGAACTCAAATAGCTAGAATAGAAAAATACGGCATTAGTAATAATCCTGAAAGCTACACAGAATGGGGTTCAGATAAGTTTTTTACTGATGTTAAAAGAGGAGCTATAATTCAACTTAAAGGTGCATCAGCAGACAGTGAACGATTGGGAGTAATATCAGAAGTTGGTATGCGTGGATATTTTAGAGATTTATTTAATGAGTCTTTTACTTACCAGAAAATTGGAGGATTTGACCCATATATGAATGAATATGTTTTAAGCATAAACAATAACAGACTTCCTCTTGAAGACATTAGATATGCTTGTGGAGTAAGCAATACATTTACTGTAGAAGCAGGTTCTCCTGTAATACTCTTATACCGCCTTACAGAAACTTCTGGTAATGCAAGATTAGATTATACATTTGGCGATGGTAGTGGTAGTACTACAACTATAACGGCTGCATGGGTGGATGAAGCTGGAGTCTCACAAAGTGTTACTAGTGGAGCGGTAAGTGTAGATGGCTTTATAACTGTAACTCGTAATGTACCAAGTATCGTAGATGTTACCATTACAATAACCCAAACAGCAGGTTCACAAAGCGTAACAATAAATCAAGCTTGTCCGTTAGCTGCTACTGTAAATATTGTTCAAATTTGTTTAACAAATGATGACGAAAATACTTTATCTTCATACAATCAATATTACTGGAATACGTTTAGTGGTGGCCCGTATACTCCTCCTTATTACACTAACCCAACGTATACATCTTCTTTAACATCTACATTTGTAGATTTTGCTCAAGGAAGTACAACACCAGTTATATCAAATTACGCTATAACAACTGGATTAACAGGTCAAAATAGTTTTCCACCAACAGGTGCTTATATTACTATGGTATCCAATAAAATAGCGCCAGCCAATTTTACTTTTGATTCGACTAATGATAAGTTTTATTATTTAAATAGTAATACTTTATATGGTAACAACGTTACAGATATGAATACTTTATTAGCTGCTGCAACTGAAGCCACTCCTATAACCGAAGAAACAGCAGGAGTAACTTATAGCGCGCAGTTTATAAGACCTGGCTCTAACACTACCTACTTATACTTGGTATGGGATTACAGAAGTATACAAGCAACAAATTTAAGTTTTAAAGCAGGCACAGGTAATACAGCAGCTGACAGGTTTAGCGCTTGTTGTGTAAACCCTCAAACAGCATATTATTTAGACGGAGCAACTTTGTCTAGTGCTAATGTGATATATCAAAACTCATTACTAACTGTTGTAGCTCCAGACGGATATTATAGTGATGGTGCTTATGTAAGACTACAAAAACTAGGCGCTTTACAACCTGACACTACAGCATGTGCTTGTGGGGTAAGTTGTTCAGGTTCCGCAATATACTGGAAAACTACACCTCTTGCAGTGTATAAGTCAACTCATACTTTTACTACTAATGGAGCAATAATAGTCAATTTTATCCCGTGGGAAACCCCTGTAGGTATACAAGTAACTTATGATGGTGTTATATATAATAAGTTTTCATCTACTATATTTGGCGATGTGGCTCCAAACAGTTTAAATACACCAGTGTTTTTAGGACAAACAAGTTCAGGTACTCCGCCAAGTGCTGGAAATTACCCAGTAGCCGAATTAAACTCACAGTCTCAATATCAAGTTATACCTAATACTACTCAGTATGTAAGTGTAGGGGCGGGGCAAATAAAAACTTCACTTGGAAACCCAGGTATATGTAGTATAGTTGTGCCTGCTACTAATACAAATATAAAATATCTTGAAATAGAAGTATATAATTTAATAACTGCTCCTTCAGAATATTTATCTAAATATATACAAGTTAATTGTCCAGCTAATTTAACCTCATTTAGTTCAAGTGGATTTACAAGAGCTAATAATCCAGCCGCTTGTTTAGACCCTAATGATGCTATTGATTTATTCCGACAGCCAAATAATCCAGCGCAAGCTATTATAAGTGTTAATGACCAGATTTATGCAAATAACAATGGAGATTTAGCTGTCAATACTGATGCTTCATCACCAGGATATGCTAACAGAGCATTTAGTGCAGGAGGTTGGATAAGAGTAGAGCAACAAGCAAATGGAGTAACAGCATTACAGTTAAGTGATGAAAGTATAGTAATTGCAACAAGTTCAACTTGCGCACCATAAAAATTTAAATATGCCATTTAGTAATCAAACCATAACATATAGTGAATCCGTACAAGGGTTTCCATCTTTCTATTCTTATATACCAGAAAAAATATTAGGAATGAATGGGTTTTTGTATACATTTAAAAACGGTAAGTTGTATCAGCATAATGATAATACAGCTCAACGAAACGAATATTATGGAGCAACATATCCATCTACAATAACCAGCGTATTTAATGAATCCCCTTTAGAAAATAAAATATTTAAATCTATCGGTATTCAATCTGATGATAACTGGGGTGCTACTGTTACCTCAGATATTCAAACAACAGGTTTTATTACAAATAGTTTTTTTGTAAAAAAAGAAGGAGAGTGGTTTGCATATTTAAGAAATAATGAAGCTGCTCCAATTAGTGGAGAATTTGCTTTGCGTTCTGTTCAAGGAATAGGAATCCAATCAGTAAGAACGGGTGTGGGTACAAACAACTGTGTAATTACATTCCCAGCTGGTGTTCCATTGCCGTCAGGTATTATGCCTGGTACAAGCGTTGGGGATATAGTATATTTTACTATAGCTCCATTTAACACTGTTATGACTCCATCCAAGGCGGGGGAAGTTTTAGGGGTTGATAGAACAGCTAATACTATAACATTAGACAATACAAGTGTAAATCTTCCAACAACTGGTACAGATGCGTATATTATGTTAATTAAAAACTCAATAGCAGAGTCTCATGGTATACTGGGTCACTATGCAGAGTTTACTTTAACAAACACAAATACTGCGGCAGTAGAGCTGTTTGCTGTAGATTCAGACATTATGAAAAGTTTCCCTTAAAATTAGTATCTTTGTGATAATTATTTAGATGAGTAATATAGAAACAATAATTGCTGAGCAAGTTTTAGGAGAAGTAACCTCTAAGCGAGGAATGATGTGGGAAAAAATTGCGGAGTTTCAGTCTCAATTAGAAGAGATTGAAGGGGTTTTTACTCATAAATCAGGGGAAGAACAAAGTGAGGGATTACAAACTTATTTTCCTTTAGAACACACTTTTGAAGGTGGGCTCTATACTAGGCAAATTTTTATGCCAAAAGGAGCAGTTGTGGTAAGTATGATACATAAAAAACAACACCCATCTTTTTTATTAAAAGGTGAGTTATCATATTTAACAGATGAAGGAAAAATTGTTAGAATTAAAGCTCCGTATACAGTCTTTACACAGGCAGGAGCTCAAAGAGTTTTTTATATTCACGAAGATGTAGTGTGGACGTGTGTGCATAAAACAAACAAAACAAATGTAAGAGAAGCAGAGCTTGAATTATTTTCAAATGATTTTAAAGATTTGCCTAAAAGTATAATAGATAAAAGAAAAAAAATATGTCAGCAGCAGCAACAGCAGCCATTATTGCAGGAGTAGGTTTAGTTTTATCAGGTACAGGAATGGGTATAAATTTTGCCGCTGCGGGTCGAGCAAGAAGAGCCCAAGCAGATGCAGAGTTTGATGCAGAAAATGCAATGAAAAAGGCTAGAAAAAAACTTAATGTAAATTTTTACGAAAACCTCTCTATCAATAAAGAAGCTTATGAACTAGAAAGAGAAGCTTTATTATCCGCAGGAGCGCAAGCAACCGCAGCAGGAGCGGAAAGCGAAAGAGGAGCCGCAGCTGTAGCAGGGAGAGTTTTAGCTGCACAAAATCAAGCGCAAGCACAACAAAGAGTAGCAATGAGTAAAGAGCAAAAAGCTTTAGACGCTATGATAGCTAAAGAAGATTCAAGATTGCGTGATGTGAAAGTGCAGTTAGATTTAGAAGAAGTAGCAGGTGCGCAAGCAGCAGCGGGTAGAGCAGAGCAACAAGCTGGTCAATATCAAGCAGCAGGGGTTCAAGGAATTTTAGACACAGCTAGAGCAGGTATGACATTTGGAAATGCGATGGGAGAAGTAAAAGCTGCAAAAGGTGGAGATATGGCACCAATAGAAGCAAGGTTTGACGGTAAAAAAGGATTCCTTGGATTGGGTCGTAAAGATGTAGAAGGCACAATGCAAACTAATTTAGAAACTTTCTTAGAAACCGATGAAGGGAAAGCATTAGGATTAGCTGATACAGACTTTACAAAAACATTTGAAATTCAAAATCGTCCAGCTTTAGATAAGGATGGGCAGCCACAAATGAGTGGTCAAGCTGCATTTCGTGATGCATTTAGACAACAACTAACACCAGCTGGAATAAAAGCATTTGATAAATATTTAAAGGACTTAGCTAATCCTCCTGTTGAAGACTTGTCGGCAGCAGGTGGTTATTCTGGAATGTCATTATAAATTATACAATAAATAACTATGGCAAAAACTTATTACGGATACGCACAAAGAGAAGCAGCAGAAGGAGTAGACTGGAGCGGGGTTGCTCGTAAGTTTACGAACATGCTTGAAATGGAGCAAGAGGCTAGGGAGCAAGACCAGGCAGCACTTGACAAAGCAGATACTGATTTAGCTACTACACTACAAACTGCTCCCAACGGAGAAACTCAAGAGCTACACAACTACATGTTAGACTATGCTAACAACGCTTCTAATTACCAACTTATGTTAAAGCGTTCTGTAGACAATGGGAATATGAGTAAAAAACAATATACTCAAGCTATCAATAACTTAATGGCTGGAACAAATCAAGCTATATCTTTAGTTACGAAATACAATGACTTTGCTGCAAAACAAGCTGAAAAAATAAAAAACCAAACAATGCCTGGGCAAAAGCTATATGAAAATGAATTGTTAGAAACAATGTTAGATTTTTCTAATACGGCATTATATATAGACCCTGTAACATTTAAAGTTTCACAAGGTAAAACAGTAGAAAAAACAATAGGTACAGGTGCGGATGCAAAAACTGTTAGAACAATGTCTACAAATACAGGAGACTTTAGACCTGTTGCTATTATGACTAGGTGGATGGGAGAAGATTATGATAAGTTCGATATGAGTGCTGCTGTTACAGACATAGCAGCAGGTATGGCTACTACTTATGAAACGCTATCTAAAGAGAAAGGTATTAGCGAACAAGACGATGTGCGTCTTAACGAAAATTATAACAACCAATTAGATGCCAGAGTTAACTCATTCTTAGAAGACCCAAAAAATGTTACAAGTTTATTATATGATTACGCTGGTGTGGCAGAGAATGAATTACCGTTTCAATTTACTACTGATGAATCCAAAAAGAACGAAGCTAATATGATTTATATTCAGCCTAATAAAAGAGGTGGGTATGATTTAGATTTAGATTCAGCACATGGTAGAAAACTTAAAAAAGCTGCGGCAGAATTATTAAAAGGCGCAGTAGATGTAAAACTACCTAGAAAAATTACACCTGCTAAAACTGGTGGGGGTACTTTTGATGAAGGTTATGCTAACTGGAAAAAGGATTTAAATAAAGATAGTTTAGCAGCGGTTAACTGGATGGAGTTAAAAAACGCAGATGATTTAGAATCTTGGACTTCGGCCAAAAATTACTGGTTAGGTAAACAAATTAAAAGTGGTAATAGTTTTGCAGAAATTGCTGACATTCGAATTAATGACAATAACGATGGTATTGAGATAGTAATAAACCAAGATGAAGGGGGTCAAAGAACTATACCTGCAAGCTTTGGAGATAATTCATCTTGGATGAATCAAGGTGCTGGCGGAGTATTGCAAGATGTAGATGTATTAAGTTTAATAAATAATAAGCAGTTTAACCAAAACTTTATGCAGGGCAATAGAAAACTTGGAGAAAACAATCTTCCTGTAAACTGGTCTTCACAAGGAGCTACTAATCAAGGATGGAATTATGAAAATTTAGAAGTAGTTACTTCTGGTGGGGGGACAAAAGACGAAGTACTCGGTAGTCCTTTGGATTTAATTACTCAAACAAAACCTGATTCAGCGGATGATGTTGTTACCGTGCTAACTACAATATTTAACACAACCCCTGCTAACAATCGACAAATGTTATCAGACCAAAGCTTAGAACCAGTAACACACAAAGGCACTGAGTATACAGAAGTTTACTACCCTGAGTTTATGACGGCTCCTATATATATAAATTCAGAAGATAATAACTATAACAAGTTAAATTCTATTGTGAAAAAACTGTACGATGCGTCAGCAAAACAAGAAATGCTAAGGCCTAATGATTTCAAGTCTGTTTTAGGTGATGATTTTTCAGTACAAGAGTCTATTATGACGAATCGAATTACGAAAAAGGAAATTCCAGATTCAGGAAGAAATAAAAATATAGTAAGTTGGAATAAGGGTGATGGTAGATTAATAGTAACTAACAGAATTCAAAAAGATAACCCGTTAGTACCAGAAGATATAGAGATAGCAGGTTATGTTATCGGTGAAAAACCTGACCCTAATAAAATAAAAGCAGCTAATCCAGAGTTAAATTACACTCAAGTAATTGAGTTATATAATCAGGCAGCAGAACATTATAAATTATACAATAAATAGTTTAGAGTATGGACGAGTTAAGTTTTTCTGACTTATATCAGGTTTTAGAATCTCCTGATATGTTTAATTCTCCCGAGCAATTAACCCAGTTTTTTGGTGGTGACTACTCTGTTGAAGATTTGTATACTGTAGTAGATAAAGAAACTTTTCCCACGCTACAATCTTTTCAAGAATTTTTTAATTTACCTATGACTAATCCAGCAGGGGAAGAAATGGATTTTTCTGAGCAAGACAGGGGTACAACAGGTGTTAAGGATTGGTTTAAAAAAGCGTCCGAAAAACTATTAGGCATGAACCCTGATGAAGATGCTAAAGCTAGAGAAAAAACTAGGGATAGTATTATAAGTGCAGAAACGGAGAAATATAAAAATGATAAAACTATTGATGTAATATCTGTATCAGGTGCTCCTATAAGAGATTACAAGGATGTAGTAAAAGAAGAAACTACAGAAGAATTTCTGCCTAAGAAAAAAAAAACAAAGAACGAGGTTGCTCAAGAATTAAGAACTTCTTTAGAAATAGAATATGACCCAAAAGATTATATTAAAAACTATCCTGCACCTAACGACCAAGGTCTAAACCCTAAAGGTGAGCCTAAATTTGAAACAATGGAAGAATATCAAGCTTTCATTGAAGAAGAAGTAAATGTAGGTCTAAATCAAATAATAGGTTTTGCTGGCGATAAGGGTGAGCAGATATTTGCGTTTGATGCTAATAGTAACGAAGGTTTTCAAAACAATGTATCAACTGCTCTAGATAACGTAGGATTTACAGACACCGAAAATACCACTGAATTAAAACAATATCAAGACGATTATCAACAACGTCTTAGAAACACTATAGGTAAATATGGTTTTTTAATTGAAAAGCCTATATCTTTTAATATGGGTATGGGTAGTGTTAGTGAATTTTTTGACTTGACTAATTATACACCAGATGATTTAAAAAAAGAACTGCAAGGTAAAAGAGAGACAGTGGCTACAAAAAACCCTGACCAATACCTAACTATTACTTCTTTAGATGGAAGCGACCAGTTTAATTTAAATATAGCTAATCCAAGTAAAGAAGAATTAGCTCTGTTTGAAAAGTTTGTTAATGACAAAGCCCGTTTTCCTGAGGAGCCTAACCCTGAGGAAAGTAATATTGCTAAAGCGCTTGATATTAAAAATGCGAGAACAGGCAAACGTTTTAATTTAGATACTGGAGATTATTCTTCCCATAAAATGATAAGTGTTGAAATAGATGGAAAGTATTATGCTATGCCTTCACTGTATCCTAAAGACCCTAACGTACAATCTACTTATGAAGATAGGTGGGTAGAGTTCGACCCTGAAACTCAGCTAGACGAAATTATAGAAATGGCTAATCAAAGAGGAGAAAAGTATGCGTTTGAAACACAAGAAGAAGCAGAAGCTTTTGCTGAAGGGGCATGGAAAGATTATAATACTGTAGACCTAGAAAAAGAAAGATTTTTTCAAGCACACGGTTTTGAAGATTATGATGGCATGATGGAAGCTGTTAATGATTATGATGCTATCCGAGACGAAATATTACTCATTAATGAAATTCAAGGAATGGCTAGTCAGCAAGATTCGCAGTTTACAAAAAGAATTGGGAGAGCATTGGGTGTAGATGAAGAAACATTACTTGCAGCGGGAGGTGATGCAATTCTAGGTGACTACGCTGCCCTAGACCCAAAGAGCAAAGTGGCTGTAGGGTACATTGACCGAGAGAACTTTCAGTTTGTCAAAGGCGAGAGACCTTGGTTGAGTAATGCTACACAGGTTTATGGCGGTAATGAACTTATTGTGGATAAAGCAACTATTGACAAATACCCTAAGCTTTTTGGTAAGGACGGCAGGATGAGGCGTGATTGGTCAGAAAGAAAAGTAGAGCTTGAGAAGATGAGAGACAATCTTTACAATATTACACAAGATAAAAAATTTCAAGATGTTAGTTTACAATGGGACTTAGAAGCAGCCAAAAGAAGAGAAGCATATACTATAGAGGCAATTAACACAAAAAACAATGCTAATATGGGCTTAAAAGCTTTAGACCAATTAAGTATAGAGGCATTTGGTGTTAGTTCAAACGAATTAGAAAACTATCGCCTAAATAATTTAGCTAGTCTGGATGAGCAACAGATAGAAATAATGGACTATATAACGTTAGCCAAGGGTGAGCTTGAGGCGCAAAAAATTTATGCTGCTGACCAATACATAATAAGTCAAACTTATTTAAATTCAAAATCAATAAAAGAAGCAAGGGGTGTGGTTTTAGAAGATTTCTGGCCTCAAGTAAAAAACGAATGGATAACTCGTGGAGAAAGAGGAAAAGCCGCAGAGTATTTGTTAGCAATGTCTCTGTTTAGTGAGAACCCTGTTAAGATGCAAGAGCTTATGGGTATGAGTAGAAAAGAGGTGGCGATAGAAGTTTCTAAACATTTAGAAAACTCTGTAACTAAGAGTGAAGGAATGAGTAAAGAAATGCTGGAGTGGAATAAAGCCAAAGGTTGGACTGAAGCAGCAAATGTCTTTATGGATAATCCGCTAGATATGGGTGCTTCATTAGCAGCAGGTTCTTTTTCAGAAATGTTACCGTACGGTTTAAAAATTATCCCTGGCTTTGGTATTGTTGGTGGAACTACAGGATTCCTTGATGCTAAATTGAGACGTAAAAGAGGCTTTAGAACTCGTGGTCAAACTAATTTTGGGCAAAAAGTTATAGGAGCAGGAAAGAAATTAAATCCTAAGGCTTGGGCAAGAGAAAATGCAGATTTAGTTATAGGAGCACTTGGTGGAACGGTAAAAGGAACAATGCTTGGTGGGTCTGCTACTATATTAGCAATGGAATACACCACCGCTATATTTGAAGCAGCTACTGCAAATGGTTATGATATATTTGACGCAGAAGAAATGTTAATGGCAATGAATGACCCTAATGTGTGGAATGAAGGAAGAAGCGTAGGATTGGCTAGAGGTATACCTATTGCTGTTGTAGACTATTTAAGTGCACGTACAGCTGGTAAATTATTTATAGGCAAAGGAGGATTATTTCACGCGGGTTCAAGAGCAGAAGCTTGGAGAAGGGCTGGTTTAGTTATAGCAGAAAGAGCTATTGTTGACCCAGCAGCTGAAGCTTATGGTGAATATTTAGCGCAATCTGCTAATGCATTATTAAACGGTAAAACATTTAGAGCTGATGAAATAGCTCTAGAAGCTATAGGTGCGTTTGGAAGTAATACTAGTAATGCTGTTATGAATCTAACTATGACTGCTTTAAAAAATGAACACATATTAAAAGCCAAACAAATGGGAGATACGCAGTACTATTCTGGCTCTACATTTAACAACGAACAAACCACTAACTGGGCGAATAATATGCGTAAGATTGGGTATATTGATGGGAATACAGAAGAAAAGATTCAGAAAAATATTGGGTACAAAAGAGACGCTCAACTGTTGCTGGGATTAGGAGAGAAGGGTGTGGCTAGTACAGAGTTGTTGCCTGTGCAAACTAAAATGATGGATATTTTTAATGCTAAAAATCAACTCTCACAGAATGAATTAACAAAACAATTATTTGGAAAACAAATAAGAGTCTTAAACCAAGAACTATCAAACCTTGCTACACAAAAACAAGTTGTTGCGGGTGAAGAAACTGAAGAGGCGAATAAAATTGTTAATGAAGTTTTAGGGAGAACAGAAGAAAGTCCAGGTGATTTACAATTAAGCCAAAGCCCCATAGCTGATTTATTTACTAATGACCAAACATTTAACACAGAAGAAATAGCTTTTGATAAAGTTTCTTTGGAAGACATAAAAGAAAAGAGAATTCCAGGGGGCACAACCCGTGATGTATATGATATAGGAAACAATAAAGTTATTAAAATTGCAAAGAACCCCAGAGGTTTACAACAGAACACATCGTTGAATTACGGGGATTTAAATATACTTGGGCCTTTTGTCCCTAATATATTTGAAAGAGGAGAAGATTATATAGTTGTAGAAAATGTACCTAGAAATGATAAAGCAGTAAGAGAATTTTTAAAACCTTTGCAGAAGTTTTCGCAAACAGATTTTGATAACAGAGGCAGTGAAGTTCAAGAAGTAATGGAGGAAATGGGATTGTCAGATTTTTTTAATTACGATGTGTTGTGGAATGATTTTAAATCTAGAAGAAACTGGGGTCAAAGAGAAAACGGAGAGTTTGTATTAGTAGATGAAGGTGCGTTAAATAAAAATGTAACAGCTAGGTCAGAAGTTCCTGCTTGGGCTAGAGAAGACTGGGAAAATATTAAAAGAAGAAGAAAAGGAGACGGGGGTGTTCAATTAAGTCAGGCTGTTGCTCCTTTAGAAAACACGCTACTTGACTATCAATACGACAAAGAAACTGGTTATTTTCCTTCTACCATTGACAACGTTCAAAAACTTGAAATTATTGTCGAAAGATATGGATATGATTTAATATCAACGCAAACAGAAAGAGGTGAACAAGCTGGATACTATTTAGCACCTGTAGGTTCCAGAATAAAACAAGACCCATTCAAAGGTAAAGAATTAACTAGAGTACAAAGACAAGAGCCTGATGCTAGTCCTGAAACTAGAGAAGAACTTGTAGCCTTGTTACAAAAAGCTTTCCCAGGCACGCAGGTATACGACAACCAAGAAGAATTTGAAAAAGCTCTTAAAGACCCAGGTGTAGTTAAAAGAACTACTAAAGATGGTTATGTAGCTTATGGAGCTACCCGTGATGGTAAAATATATTTAAACCCTGATGATAAAACATTAGAACTTCCTCTCCATGAATTTGGCCATATATATGTAGACTATTTAAAATCAAACCAATCGGGTGCAAAAGGAACAGCATTATATAAGAGAGGATTACAGCTTATTACATCTACAGAAGATGGAGAGAAAATATACAATCAACAAGTAAAAATATATGGCGAAGGAGACCAGGCTAGGGAAGAGGCTTTAATTATATATATAGCGCAAGAAGGAGCAAAGAAAACTAAAGAGGCAGAAAGGCAAACCAAAAATAAATTATATAAGTGGTATGAAGCTCTTATGAACTTTATAAAAAATGCTTATTTAAAAGCTAAAGACTTTTTTAAATCACCAACCTTTGAACAAGACGTAAAAGGAATGTCTTTAACTGACTTTGTGAATATGGCGTTAGGAGATTTATTGGGAGGTGAAGTAGTTGTAGAAGATGTGATTGTAGATGAAACAGGTCAAACTAAACTAGCACTGTCTCAGCAAAAAAAAGTGCCACGTGGTAGTAATATGGTGGAAGTGGTAACTGAAGCTAGAGAGTTAGGTATATCAGATGACCAAATTAAAGCTGTGTTAGTTGAAAGAGTTAATCGTGGTGAAAACATAGGCGTGCGTGGGGAAGAAAGGTTTACCCGTCAAGATATAAATGATGCCTTCACAGCATTACCAACTGAGATAGTTTCACTACCCCCAGCATTTAGAAATATTGAGGGAGGCTTCTTTAGAGGTATGGCTTTATTTACTGAAGTACAAAACATTGTTAACAAAGCTATCGGGGTTGGTACCACAACCGAAGTAAGAAAAAGACACATAGATTCTGTAAAGAAAAGATTTCCTAAAGCTACTAAGGGTAAATCTACCGCACAAATATTAAGATTATTTCCAATAGATGAAACCATATTAGAAGGTTTAAAATCACCAGCAGAAATTCGTAAGATAGGTTTAGACGCATTGAAAGCAAGTCCTCTTTATGCTGCTCAATCACCTAAAGTTCAAGAACAATTAGTTGTCGATTACGACAAAGAGTTAGGTATAAGAGCAAACAGAAACGTACAACTTGAGGTTAACAAAATAAAAAACACTTTGCGTGCTAGAAAACAAGGGGCTAAAGATGTTGCAACAGCTAAAAAAGATTTAGCAAAACTTATAAATTTAATATTTCCTAAAACAGACTTAATAAACAGAAGCGATTTAACTTACATGAATAATCGTATAGCTGCTGTTAATGATGCCAACCAACTTGCAGAAATAGAAAACGTATTAAGCCGTATTGCTAAAGTTGAAGATAGAATTAAAAAAGATTTAATTTCTAAGATAAAAAAACTTATTCAAAATCAATCTAAAACTAATGTAACGGCAACAGGAAAAACCCGTAAAGGTGCGCAAATAGATGTCACAACAAAAGAGTTTTTTGTAGCAGCTAAAGCTTTACTTGACACCTACGATACACCTCAAGGTTTAGAGATTTTTGCAAAAGAAATGAATGAGTTAGCTAATTTAGAAAACACAATATCTAAACTAAGAGATAAAGAAAATAAAACAAGAGAAGACAGGGAACTAATAGCCAGGGCCGATGCGTTTAGTGTGCTGGGAGATTTACATCAAATGAATTTAGCTGAGGTAGAACAGTTGTTTGATGATTTAAAAAATAAAAGACAATTAGGAAGAAGTTTACATCAAGCTGAACAAGAGGAAAGAAAAGCAGAGCTGGCAAAGTTAGAACAAGAAGCTGATGAGCAAATTAAAAAAACAAATAAAGATTTATTTTTCGAAGATGGTACCCCGAAAAATCAAGACACTTTAAATAGTGAAGGAAGAAATGCGTTGGCGGGATACAAGAAGAGTGGCTTTGTAAATTCAATGAAAAAACTACAAAAAAACTTTTTAGACTTTGATAATTTTAAAAGAGTGATGCAGGAAATGAAGTTAAACGCATATGATATGATGGCAATGGGGCACGTTTTATATTCTTCATTAGATAACAGAAATGGTAAATTTTTATTAAACAATATCTATTATAGACTAACTGATGCAGAAGAAAATTATAACTCTATTTTCTTTGATTTTCGTGACAGATTAACTGAAATAGCTCATGAAGTTCTGGGTAAAAAGAAGTATAGTAATATCCTGGCAGAAAGGTTTGGTTTAAAATGGAATGATGTAGACGCTTACCAATATATAACTGTTTTGGCTGATAATGGTAAAACGATATTAATAGAGGGTGTTAACCCCCAAAATAAATTATCAACTCAAAACACGCCTCTAACCACTAGTGAAGCTATGCGTATAATTGCTTTATGGAAAAACCCTGAGAGTAAAATTATTTTGCAAAATGATGGGTTTACACAAGAAAAAATTAACAAACTAGAAAAGTTTATCGGTAAAGATTTAACAACTTTTGTAGATAAAGTAGTTGGCTTTTTAACCGATGAAGTATATCCAATTATAAATGCTAAACATCGAGAGATATATGGAGTGAACTTGCCGTTCAGAGAATTGTATTTTCCTAGAGCAACACAACCTATTATTGGGCAGCCTAAAAGTTACGGCTTTGATGTTGACGCACAATCTAATTTAAACGCTATTCGCTCTATGTTGCCTGGAAGCTTGTCAGAAACGGCTAGCCCAAATAACCTGAGAATGATATTAACCGATATGAATTTCTTTAATACTTTAGATAATTACATAGATGATGTAGCTAGGTGGACGGGTTATGCAACCGATGTAAAAATTATAGAAGGAATTATCTCTATGCCATCAGTAGAAGCGTTGCTTTCTACTACTGGAATGAAAGAAATGATTATATATAATATAAATGTAGCTATAGACCCATCAGGAAAAACACGAACCCCTAATAAAACCAGAGCTATTTCAAATGGTATAAGTATGGTTACTAGTTATTTCTTATCACTACATCCGATGCAGTACTTAAAGCAAGCGTCTTCAGTTGTTATGGCTTACCCATTATATAATAATCCCAAGTTTAAAGTATTTAAACAAACAAAAAAAGCAGGGGATACTCTTTTTACAGGTAGCGGTATTAAAAATATCGCCACTAACACCGTAGAATTATTATGGAATACAGCAGCTTTTGCATTAAACGAACCTGCAAACATATCTGCATTTATGACGCAAATAGTAAAAGAGTTTGCTCCAGGGAACTATGCAAAAAACAAAGAACTCGCTAAAAAAATATCAGCTACTTTCAGAAAAAGAAATTGGGAGTCTAAATCAGGAAATTTGTACATGTTGTATACAGGTAGAGAAAGAGCTGATTTAATAGACAGCACTCCCGAAGGGATTGAAAGAAAAAAGCGTGCTCAAAGTTATGATATTATAAAAAAAGCATTTGGTTTCTTTACTTCAGAAGGAGATTTAGCTGGGGCTATGGGGTATATTATTGTATACAAAAATATGATAGCCAATGGGTTTACACATGAAGAAGCGTTAAGAGTATTTAACGATTATAATTTAACTAATCAGTCACGTAGAGGTATAGATAAGCCAGGGCTACAATCCCAAAAAAGTGGTACTGCACAAGTGTTTTCAGCATTTACAACCACCCCAATACAAATTCTTAACAATACTTATTTAAGTTTTATGAATTTCTTTAAAGACGTATTTAGAAATGTAACCCCTTCTGGAAAAGACTTTAACACGTTTGGGTGGGTAGGGTTTATTTCTGTTATGCTCTTCCATGCGGTTTCATCTATGTGGTTATTATTGCTAGGAGACAAAGACGATAGAGAAAAGTTTTGGGAACAAGTTTTAAAGTGGCACGGTATACAAGCAATGATGGATGCTATACCTATGGTGAATGAAACTATTTCGGCATTTATAAATGAAGTTGAAGGAACACCTTATAAAAAAGGAAAAGACTCTACAACGATGCCTCCAGTTGAAGTTGCGGAAGAATTAGGTAAGTGGGTTAGAAATGAGGAAGGCAGAAATATATTTGAACAAACCCTTAAAGCACTTTATGAGTTTACTCAATTCAGAGTAAGAGCTCAGTTTGATATTTTTGAATATCCATTACAGCAAGCAGTTGAGGGGGAGAACCATTGGGTATATGATTTCCTACGAATGATGCGTGTACCTAAAAGCAGAATACCTGCGCGCTTCCTTCCAAAACAAGGTGGTGAAGGTCGAAGAAAGACTTATAAGAAAAAGAAAAGAACGAGACAAAAATAACTATGCCATTTACTAAAATAGGAAAAAACAAATATAAAAGCCCAAGTGGAAGAACCTTTACTGAAAAACAAGTGAAGTTATATTATGCTACTGACGGCTTTAAAAAGAAAAGACCTAAGCGTGGAGACTTTAAGAGGTCTTAAAAGTAATGCGTTAGTCTTGCAACCTGCCCGCTTTCATTGTGATGGATAAACCCCTCACAAGCCTTAGGAGCGCCTGTAAAGCCTTTTCTACTGTGCCAGCTATCTGCCGAAGAAGGAGAGCGCATATACTCTACAGTGACCCCTATAAAGTCTTTTCCATCTAGCCATTTGTGTTTTACTTTGTGGTGAATGTGATGAAGATACCAATATCTATGAGTCGTAGACGACCAATCTTGAGGATTTTCTTGCGCCATTAACAAAGGCAAAGCATCCATTTTTGCACCGTCTCCATGCTCTAAACCTATAAGGTTTGTGCCATATTTATAATACTTTCTGTGAGAAACCCCTATATCAAACTTTACATTATCTGCTTTTCTAAACCAACTCTTCAAAGTGTGAGCAAGATGAAACCCTGATTGATAATCATGGTTACTCATACTATGCAGGACATCAACAGGAGCTACCTGTCTTAACATTTCTATACACTTCACGTAAAGCATTAGAGCTATTTCATAATGCTCCCACCATTTACCATCGGTGTCTTGATACGTTCCTTTAGTAGTGGTGCTATAAACATTATCTATATGTAATATGTCGTTGCCAACACAAAACAAAACTCTGTCTATATCAAAACCAGCTGATTTATCAATTAATCCTATTACTCCTTCTATTACTCGACTTACAGCCGTTTCGCAATCATATTTTTCGCCTGTTTCTAATTCATTTGCGTATTTACCTATGTGTATATCTGCTGGATTAACTATTAGCAAATGGTCTCCTGCTGGAGTTTTAATAGTAGGATAGGTAGGGGAATAGGTTTCGACAAAAGAATTTATTTTGTCCCATATTTGGTTTTCATCTAACCCTAAGTTTTCTTTAGTAACTACGGAGAATCTATAATCTCCACTTCCGCTTTGCCAATGCTTTACGCTAACTACATCTTTTTTGTTGATGCCTCTTTCTTTTAAGTGTATATCGAGTGCGGAATTGTTATTTATGTTGTCTACAACGGTTGCTCTTCTCTGTAGAATTAAATCTACTTCTTCTGTTGAAAGCCTAAGTCGTTTACCGTATTCTTTTCCCATGTTATATTTCGTCTTCCACCGATTCCTGTAAGGAGGTAAGAGTCTTTATAATAAGAGCAGAATCTTTTTTTACTTCGGTGTAATGTCCATCAACAAAGTTTTCGTAAAGATTGTCTAGGGAGTCGTGTATCTCTTTCATCGTAAAATTGATGAACTTCAACTTATCTTTCTCTACTCCTTGGCTAACCATTTATCCTATAATCTTTTACATTTTGACTAACTTTAGTCTTGTTTTAGACATTTTGAGATAAAGATAATAAATTATTTTGTTTTTTTAGTTTCTTTACTAATAAAATTAATTCAGCTTTTGTTAACTCTAAGTAATCCTCGCCCTGCTCATCTAGTAAATCGAGGCATTGTTCATACTTTTTTAACAGTTTTTTATCATAAGACAATATCCAGTCTATACTCTTTACGTAGTGTAAAATTGAAGCGTGATTTTTTAAAAGAGACAAACCTATGTGGTAATAAGTAAAGTTTTGTTCCCGTAGTATTTTAGAGTATACCATTCGAGCATTTACATATTTTCTTTTCCTAGACTTAAGTAATACATCAACACTAAATACGTTGTTAACGATTTGTTTTACTTTTTTTATTTTACGAGTATCTGATTCTTTTAGATATTTCATTTGCTGTTAGTGTTGTTTTGTTTAATATATGGTCAAGATAAGTGTCTGCGTCAGTTTCTTCTATACTTAAAAACACTGGAACATCGCCTTCTTCGTGGTAATATTCTAATTCAAAGAAAAAATTTGTAGGACTAGTAATAACTCCCCCTACCTTTTGTGTCCACCCATTTAGCCTTGGCAATAACTCTGCATTACAATCCATTAATACAGCAACTGGAACGCTGTAACGAATTGGGAAATCACGAAGCTGGTCGAGAAAGCCCGCGTCCATATCGTACTCGGGTCTAACCTCGGTATACTTCTGTTTTAAATCCATGTTCTTTTAATTCTTTTAATCTGTATTCTTGTAAAATCGAAAGCCTTCCCTCAGGTTTTTTTATTTCGCTAAACAATACTTCGCTGCCTGGCGGTAAAGCAATTATATCTGGAATACCGTTCTTGTTGGTCTTTAGCAGTTTTATTACATAGTAACCTTCTGCCTCAAGCTCTTGAATTCTTTTCTTTTGAATTTGTTGCTCAGTCATATTACAAATTTAAGAAATCTCTTTTGAAGTGATTTAGGGTGTAATCTTTTTTCTTTGTAACGGCTTTATAAATTTGATGCTCAATTCCTTTACGGGCAAATATCCAATAAACTTTATTCTTTAATCTATCCTTGGTTGTCATTCTATCTCTTGATTGCCAATAACTTGTAGCACTAAAATCTATATTGTAATAAATTAAAGCACTAGCTTTTTTCAATGAGATACCTTCTCTTCCGCTCACAATTTGCAGGGCAATAGATTTGTCTGTAGTGTTGAATTCTTCTAAATTGGTCGTTAACGACTCTCTTCCATAAACTTCTTTTAATGCATCAAGCTCTGCAATAAACTTATAGAATATAGCTATTTTTTTATTTTCAAATTTACGTTTGATAAATTTTGCCTTAGAGTAATCTAAGACGTTTGTAGCGCCAGACTCAAACTTAACAGTCCCTGAATACATTTGGTGAACCTTACTCATTAATTTAACCGCGGTGTCTCCTAACACAACTTCTTCTGTGCCTCGCAGCACTTTATCTTTTTGTAATTTTTTAATCCACTCGTATGTTTTTTCCTTCATATCTACAGTTAAGATTTTTTCTGTAGTTTTCACTTGAAAGCCCGCCTCTTTTTGTGTGTAAGATATAGTGTAAGGTTTTATTTTTTCTAAAATTTTCTTAGTTCCTCCGCTATAATCTCTTATATACATTATCCCTATTGGTCTAACTTGTACGTTTACATAATCATCAGAAAACCTATAAAAGTTTTTATATTGGGCAAAAGGATTAGTAGGTATCCCATAAATTTGATGATAAATCTGACTATAACTTTCGGGTGTAGGAGTTCCTGATAACAGAATAACAAAAGGATTATGTTTTTTTAGCAACGCTTTAACCTGCTTAGCTCGTTTGCTGGGTTTGGGAAAAGCCCCCATCGTATGGGCCTCATCACATATTACCACCGTCCATTTATTTTTAGGAATTTTATGTAAGCTCTCATAATTAATCACGTGTAGGTGATAATTAGGATTAAGCAAATCATAATCTGCTTCAATACTTGATATAGCTTTTTTTTTGGTTATAAAAAGCACACTGCCTTTTCCACCAATATCTTGTGCAATGCTTAGGGACGTTAAAGTTTTTCCCGTTCGCACCTCCATTGCCAGATATAAAAATTTATATTGGTTTATTATTTGTAACCCGCGTGTTACAATTTCTTTCTGGTAGGGTCTGAGTTCCATTCTTTTAGTGTTTGTCTGATGTTAATACATTTTTCATATTCTTCTTCCTCTATGAAATAATCTAGCATGTTTAAAATAAAGTCTTTACTATATGGGGCAAAAGGATTATGAGCAAAGTAATAATCTTCCGACTCTATAATATCTTCTTCAGCAGCATTCTCAAATAAAACGCTGTAAGAATTTCGCATAGCAATGTGTAATATTTCTTTGTCGCTTTTAGCCATTAAAAAGGGAGATTAGGATTAGATGGAGTAGATTGTGTTTTATATATTATCCATCTGCCGTGCATATCTCTACCTTCTTCTGGTACTACACCTTCTCTAAAAACTCCATATGCAGTAAGCCACTTATTAAACCTCGTTCTTGAAATAGTCATTTTAGATTTAGGGGCGTAGTCTGGATTCTCTTCAATAAAATCATAATACAATTCTTGTTTATATATTCGTTTATCTACTTGCAATTTAGTGTTCACTGTTTGTCCTTGTAACAAACCGCACCACTCTATAAATTCGTGTGATGTTTCTGCTGACAGCTGTCGAACTTCTAAATTTACAAATGAAGATTTTATAAGTCCTTCGTTTAGATGAAGCTGTAAACAATCCACCATATAATTATCAAAGATACACCATTCTGCATCGTCCCAATCTCCAAACATTAGCTTGTTAAATTCATCTAAAGGAGAGAAAGATTTATTGTAGTGTTGGTGTAATTCTATTTCCCATTTACGCCTTGCAAAAGAATTACCAGACCCTTTAATAGCATAGTTAGTGGTAATTGCTATCTTCGGAGAATTTTCAAATGGAATTTTAATTGCATCTTTATTTTTCTTTTCTAAAGTTAATCCTTCTGTAACAACAGAAAACAATCTTTCAAAATCAAAATATTTTTTTACATCATCAAAGCATAATATCTGTGTGTCAGCCGAAACTAATTGATAAGCAAAAGACCTCTCAAAGTTAAAAGATTTTCCATCTATAAATACCAACTTCTTCATATGGCCTAGTGCATTCATAAATAAACCTTTACCAGTTCCACCCTCTGGATTGTCCGATATAACTTCATCGTTTAAAATTACAGCTGGAGAAAAAGATAAGTTTTTATACCCATGCATTAAATAACCAATAGTACTTTCCATTGTTGATATACGTGATTGTTTCTGCCCGCATATGTTGGCAACGAACTGCTTGTAGTCGCAATCCTTTACTTTACAAATTGTAAAAATTCTATTGATGACTTGTTCGCGCCAGACATAACCGCCTAAATCTAAATAGTCTATAGGAACAACATCGTTTTTGGTTATTTTAACGGCACAATTTCTGTAGTATAAGTAGGCCTCATCTTTAGTGTCTTCTATAAAATATACTTCAATGGTTGATAGTAAAGACAAAAACTCTTCTTTAAAAAATCTAGTGTGGTCAGCAAAATAATTATAGATACTCATATCTTCTAACTTCAACAAAGTATCTAATACAAAATCTTTAATTTCTTTTTCTGATGTATGGTCTATAAGATTGTTTGATACTTTTACAAATACATAGTTGCGACTTCCTTCTGGGCAAAACTTGTAGTACCCGTGGTCTTCTAAAAATTGTTTAAATAGTATATGTACTATTTTAATAACACCCTTATTAGATTTAGTCCAAAAAATTTGATGCTTGTTCTCCTCATCTGCTTTTTCCAGCACAGAGTTTATTACCTCGGTATCAAATGAAGCATCTTCTAATTGACACCGAATTTCATTTTTTGGTACGCCTTGTTTGAGTTTGGTTTTTATATCACTTATCCTATCCTCATCTTCATAATACTTTGTTCCAAAGTTATGGGTATTACTATAAGCAGATTTGATAGTTCTTTTGATTTCTTCTAAATTAAAATCTTTATTAGAATACTGCCCTAATACATATGAAGCTAAACTTTCACTAATACCATAATCATTAAAAGCAGCTGCTAAAACATAGGCATGCTGATTTCTTTGTCCTTCATTCATCGGAAATTTTTTCTCCCACCATTTCACTAATATCTCTACTATTTTATTTTCATCAGTTATAGGTATGGTAACGGGGTCAATATGTTTCTTAACTTCTTTATACTCTACCTCTTCAATCTTATCCCACTCAGCACTATCATTATTAATATGAATTAAAGGGTCGTAACTTTCGTAACAGACACGTGAGATATTTTTAGTTGTCTTGTCAAAATAATCCGAATTAAAATATTTATCTAGTGATTGAAAATATCTTGTATGATTCTCTTTGTCCCGCGGGATTTTTATTAATACTTTTAATCCATTACCAGAGGGAGAAATAAAAACAGAAAAGACAAACTTATTTTTAGTAAGCATATCTTTATCTTTCAACATATCTTTTACCTTTCCGTAACCATCAAAGTCTAAACAAATTAAACCGCTATGTTCAATTAAACTGGTGTCTTGTCTTTTAGTAAACGTACCAGAAAAACAAACAGCTGGTAATAATTTTTTAATTTCATTTCTTTTGCTTTTATCTTTTTCTCTCCTAATTCTTTTGACTAAATCTTTGGAGGAGCCATTCTTAATTCTCTCTAAAATAGTGTAGGCATCGCGATGAAAAGGGGTTGTAGTTTCTTTTATGTTTTGGAATATTGTTATAGTGTGTGTCATAGTATGTCGTTTATATGTCGGTTTTATGTCGTTTTTATTTTCATAAGTTGTTGATTGTCAGTTGATATGTCGATTATGTCATATATTTACCCGCTTATAAAAAAAAGAAAAATAAATATAATATAAAATTTTATTACTCTTATATGTTTTGGTTAAAATTAACATATCGACACACAAAAAAACATAAAAAAAGAGCCATAAGAGACTCTCTTTTTACGTTAGTTACTCAATTAGAATGGTAGTCCAGAATCTTTAACTGGCGCAGCAGCTACAGGAGATTCTACAGGAGATTCTACAGGAGATTCAACTTTTTTTTCTTGCTTATCACTAAGTGTTAAACCGAAAAAATGTTCTTCTTTTCCATCTGCATTAGTCCTAGTGTTTACCCAAGCAGCTATTTCTTTTTGGGTGCCATCAGGCAATGCAACAGAGCCTTTATAATCTGGTTGTTTACTACCTTCTTCTTTGTACTTATTTTTAAATAAGTTCCCTTTATTTGGGTTGTGTTTGAAATCTGACATTGTTATTTATTTTTATAGTTCGTTCCAAATGATTCATTGTCTCAAAGATTAAATCTTCTTTCTCGACTTTACTATTAACGGACATTGGAACTCTAATCCACATAATAGTACCTTTAGGCGTTCTCTTCGGAATCTTGTTCCATAAAGACCGCATAAACTTTAACACCTTTAGTTTCATTGATTAATTTTTTAGTTACCTTTTGTTTTTTTGTTGTATCCTCTTTTTGATATTTAGGATTAGTTGAATTTAATTTTCTTTTCTTCATTTATAAATCTTCATTTAAATAAAACTGTTCTATATTTTCCATACTTCCTTCAGCAAAATATTTATTATACATCTTGACTGCTCTTTCTACTTTTTGTTCGCCTCTTTCTAAAAACTCTGGAGTAGGGTTAAACTTCCCTAACACTTTAGATTCTTTACATATAACATAGAACACTAAAGGTTTTCCGAACAACTCTTGATACAAGTATGCTTGTGAGTCATAATTATATGAACGTGCTGAAAACTTAAATCGAGAAATGTCAGCAGTACTTTTGATATCAATTACACAATCATCACATACAATGTCTGCCTTTCCTTTCCACATCAAGCCTTTTATTTCTTTTATCGCTGGCTCTTCAAATTTATTTCCAGTCTTATATATAGGCATAGCAAAGTCAAAGTTTCTTAACATTGTTTCTTTTAATTGGTCGGCTAATTCTTTTTCTTTTTGTAAAAGCATTACCTCTACTTCTCTCATTTCCACTGTTTCTTTGTATAGCTTTGTATTTCTACTACTCGCATCTACAAATTCCCAGTTAGCTATTTTTTGTGGCTCCAAAATAAGTTGATGAAAATATCTTCCAAACAAAAAATTCTTGTTATCTGGCCTATCTGTTTTAAAGTTTATCGGATTGTAAAGTAAGTCGCTAATATCTGAATTAGATAAATATTTACGACCTACTCCCGAGTAATATTCTTTATCGTTTTTTAGTTGTTGTATTACTTTTTCCATTTGTTATTGCGTTTGTTATTGTTTGTTTTATTTCTTCAGTTATATTGTAGTTGTTGTCTTTTAAGAAAGCAACAATATGTTTCATATTTTTATCTTTCTTTGGTAAAGCCGCCACCCATTTTAAAAAAGCCTCGACATCTACATCTTGCACGGTAATAGTGGTTTCTACTTTCTTATTATTTAATTTATAGTTAGCAGTTTCTTCGTAGCTTGCTACTCCACTATCTATACCAATCCCAAAACACCCTAATGCTCTACCCCATGCGCTTGTTTCTGCATTCTCTACGTAACTTCCTTTATTAATAAAGTTAGATGCTGCCTCTTCAAAAGCTGTACCCGTAGCCACTGTGAAACCAGATTCTTTTTCTATAATAGCTGCTTGAACTAATATCGTTGTACTTGTTTTTTCTAGTACAGTAGTAACCATACCATACTTGTGTTGGTAAGTTTCTCTGAAATGTTTTAATCGGTCGTGAACCATTACATAGTCCTTCCCTTGAATATTTACTGTTTTTAATTTTGACATAATTTTATTTGTTTGATTGATTAAGTTTTTTGTTTATTTTACTATATGAATTCATTATCCTTTCTCGTGCTGCCTTTAGATTCATAATATGTTTAGCATTCTTTCGTGTGTTTACTTCTGTTTTTATTTTGTCTTCTATCATTTCGAGTTTTCTACGATAGTTAGACAAACATAAGACAAAAACAGCAGACCGCCAACCTTTTTGATAAAAAATTTCATACTCCTCCGTAGTTATTTCTTTATAAAAATCTCCGCCTAGAGTTGTGTTGTGAATTATAGTATCAAAATTAGTTTTGTTCTGCTCTATTCTGATTCCAGACAAAAGCCGTGCTTCAAATTCTTCCCCGTCTAAGACGGCAGAAAATTCGTCTGCCTTTGCTTGATTAAATATTTCTTTTAAAGTGTAACACATTCTTGAATTCTGTCCGTGATGGTAATGTAATCCTCATCTTGTTGTCTTTTCTGTTTGACCACATCTATCCCGTGAAGGATTGAAGAGTGACTTATTTTGTATCCGTTTTTTGACAAGTAATCTTGAATGTAACTTAATCTTATTTGTCTTGACATACACCCGAAATATAAAATATGTCGCGCATCTACCACTTTTCTTTCTTTAGTTTTAGTAAAGAGTTTTTCTCTACTAATATCATACAGTGAGCAAACGTTGTCTGCTAGCTGATTAAATATAGGTTCTTTCATTTGAATTTTTTTTAATTATTTCTTCCCACTTCTTTTTTTCTTGGAGAATTTTCTTTAGTTCTTGTGCGTGAAAGTTTAAGTTGAAAATAATATCATCAACGGTTCTCACTTTTTTTGGTTTGTTTTTTTGGTTCATCTATCTTTGTTTAGGTGTTCTGTTGTAGGTTATGTTAGGGTAATCCCCACTATCTACATTCCATTTAGTAATAACTTGACCTTCTAAATCAATTACTGTATATCCTTGTTTTGCTAATAATTTAATAGCGTTGTGTATTTCTTTAACCTCTAGTCGATAGCTGTCAAATATTTCATTGTGTATTGGCATTTTATTAAATTTAATTGTGTTTAAAAAACAGAGAGAGAAACCAAACATTTAATATTAAGGTTTCTTAAACCCATAAAGTTTTTGGGATTATTCCCGACTCCTCTCTCTGTCAAAACTACATTATGAATGAGCGGCTAATATAAGAAATGTATAAGGATTGTGCAAATTATTTCTGACTTTTTAATCTTTCAATTTCAAACTCTAGATGGGCAATAGCTTTAGTTAAGCATTCTATTCCCCCATCTTCGTGCTTGACTCTTGAACGTAAGCAGTAGGTAACTGCGGTACCCACATTGTAAGAGCAGTTAAAATCTTCAACCACATATCGTGCTTGATACTTTCCTGCTCTTGTTGTATTTCCTACATAGTAGCTGGGTACTCTGTTATCTTTATCGGTAGTTGATAGGTTTCTATCAGTGTCGTACCAGTATGCGCTTTTACCTTCCATCTTAAAAATTTAGAAACATGTCTTTCGCCATGTCTTCAAAGATGGTTTTTTCTAGCTTTTTTAAATCTAAACTAACCTCTAGTTCTTTCTGGTAGTTTAAAGCATAATGAGATTCGGGCAGCATTTGAATAATAAATCCGCCCGCATATCTAATAACTTCTTTGGAGTTGGGTAATAGTTTAAATCCTAAATCCACTACGCTCACATCGTGGTCTCTATATAGGTGTAGATACGTGTTCATAGTCATTATTTGGCCAGTACTTCTAAAAGTAGTTAGGCTGATTCTTCCTTTGTCTATTGATTGTTGTAGCTTTTGTATAACTTTTTTACGTGGTGTTTTTTGTGATTTTTCTAACAGTATTTCGGCTGTTAGCATTCTTCTGGGTTTCTTGAATTTCATTTGATTAAGGTTTAATTGTTGTGTAAATATAGTTTAATTTATTGACAAGCTAAAATTTCTGTTCCTTTAAAATACCAATGTCCATCAATGTTAACTTTGGTGATGGAGGTGATATTAAATTTTTTTCTTCTCTCTTTTCTTTTTAAACTATCTGCTTTATATTTCTTCAGCTGACGCTCTAAAGATTTGACGCGTTGCTTCAGTATAAGCTTTTCTGTTATTAGTTCTGCTTTTCTATTTAATTCCATAGCATAAGTATTATTAGTGTGATGACTACTCCCGCATATGACAAAGCGAGAAACTTCATATTGTTTTCATATTTTTTATTATCCATTTTTTTTGAGTTTATATTTTGACATATCGTTTTTAATCCCGCGTACAAATTTTGCTTTGTACCTCCGCTCCTTTTCCATAAAGTAGGCGACCTTGAGGTTTACTTTTTCTTCCTTACCACTATACCTAAAGTAGTTGTCAAATTCTCTTACGTTTCTTTTATACTCTTGTTTCAGCCCTTGTTCGTGCAAGAGTTCTAGCGCTACGTGATGCATTATCCTACGCTTATTGTTGAGCGAGTAACATTACATCTATCTACCATATTCCAATAGTGGTCGTAATATTTATCGAACACTTCTTGTGCTTCAGGGGTGTATTCTGTGTGAGTTCCGCAGTCAACGTTTATATCTGAATCGGTTTTTCCCTCTGCGTAAAAGTCTTTGATTGTTCTATTGCTTGCAAGTGCGCAGCAAAGTTCTATTTGATTGATTTCTATATACATAAGTTTAGTTTGATTGGTTTATAATAGACAAAGGTACAACAATATTTAGACATAGCCAAATTTCATTGTACCTTTTTCAGATTGGTCGCTTGCGACTAATCGTTGTCTGCTCGTGCTTGCTCCAGTGCCTTGCTGTAAAAATAAGATTCGTGATTGTCGAGAAAGTCCCAGTAAAAATCTGTGATATCTATATTGTTTAGTTCGACACTTTGTATCGATAGGTCTTCTTCGGGTGGTTGGTCGTAGTCGTGCGACATATCATCGTAGTAGTATTTATATTCTATTACTATACAATAGTTGTCGCCTTCCACAACGCAAGTTCCATATTTAGTTATAGGCATAATTTTAATTTAATTGATTAATAAAATATCCACATCGCAACATAGAATATAAACCATAACATTAATAAGAATATTACGTGTATTGCTGTTTGCGTGTAGTTGATTTGGTTGTTGTCTTTAGTTGTTTCTAATTCTTGTAAGTGTCCGACTAGCCTATCTAATCCACTGCAAACGCCTTTGTGTTCGGCAGAGGTATGACTATCGTTTACCCACTCCTTATCTTCTTTAATATCTTTTGCGATATTTTTAATTTGTTTTATTGTTATCATAGTTATTTATTTTTTGTGATTAATTCTTTTGCTTTTTCTATTGCCTTAAACATTTGTTTATGGTGGTCGCAAATATTTTCTTTGCCCACAATTTCTTCAATATACCAAGCTGTTTCGTTTAATGTATTTATAATTTCATTTGCTTTCATAATTTTAATATTGTTTTAATGTCGTCCATTCGATATCAAAGTCCGACAGTTTTTCGTATTCTTCTTTGTCTCTCGTTGAGTTGTTGTCTACTATCCACTTTTCAGGGTCGTTAGTAATATCAACAATGTATGTTCTACCAGTATTTTCGGTAAATCTTATAATTGCTATTTCCATATTTATTGTTTTTATTTATTTGTTATTATTATATTGCGTAATCGTGAATCTCTAAACTGTAAGCATAAGTCTTGGCCTCATTAATCTTCATTGATAAGTCTATAATTTTATTTCTTTCTGCTCTTATCTCTTTTTTAGATTCTTCAGTGCTTGCACTTTGTTCTTTTGCATTGTAAAAAATCCAAATGTTGTTGTATAATTTACTTCCTCTATATTTTTGAGAGGCCAATAATCCAGTTTTTCTAATAACTAAATTAACAATGGATTGCTCTTCTCTTGCAGCTTTTAATCTATCTATCTTGATACCATTGATTTCGTGTTTAAATGAAGCAACATAATCCATAAAATCTGACTCGTTAATCATTTTACCTACGTTCAACATTATCTTTTTATTTTCTCCTTCGCAATAAACATAAAGACCTTTTCTTCGTAGATTGTAAAACGTTTTTGTTTCTCTAGTATTTAAATCTTTTAGTGTTAAGTTGTCGAATAATCCATTTGCAATTATAACTCTGTTAAGTAATCTTTTTTGCGCTGGTGTTAAATTTCTCATTTGTTATTGTTTTTTTGTTATTAATATTTAGTCAATGTAAACAAAGCAGAGGTTAGCTAGTAACCTCTTGCTCTGAATACATTTCATTACACACACTGCAATGATATTTTTGATTGCTGATTTCAGTTTCATCATAGTAAACTTCTTCAAAGCAAATGTTACAATACTTTGTATTGTCATCTTCTTTGTCTGCTATTGTTGACAATGAAGAGAATAAATCCCTACGCTCGTGGTAACGAGTAGTAGGCTCGTAAGTGTACTGCTCATAGGTTGGCTTATCAGCGTATGAGTATCGCCTTGTACCAAAGCTAAATTTGGGTGTAATTGGAAAGCTTTTATGATACTTCATATTGGTTGATGAGATACTATCGTATCTATTCCAGTTATTGTTTATAAAGTATATCCAAGCATTTACTATCGTTCCATTGTTTAGCTTGATAGGTAGTTGCCTTCTGCGATAAAAATTCGGGTGTCCCTCTAGCGAATCAAGAGCAGAAAAGGTGTCATTGTTTACCTTATATACTTCGACTTCTACGTGGTGTCCACTTCCGCGTTTATCTAACAAGTAAGGCAGCCCGCTGATTACTAGCGGGTACCTATCTTTTGTCGTTCCTTTGTTTACAAATCGTTGGCCATACAATAATCTGTGATTGCCCCCGCCTTTCTTTAAAGTACCATACACTGCTACAACATTGTGCTGTAACACATTGGGTTTAGAAAACCAAACTCCATTGTGTTTTATCCACATTTCTTTGTTGTAGATTTCGTATTGTCGGTTGCGTTTGTTGTAAGTAACAAATCTAGAATCGTGCTGACCTAGTACTGCTCTTCATTGCTGCCTAGCAATACCGCCTAGTTCAATAGCAAGTTGCTTGCTATCACACATATCTTGTGTTCCATACCCGCGTATAGTTCCATTGTGCATAAGCAGTTCGTTACTATTATTACCGCATATAAATGGGTGGGTGTTTGCTTTGTTAATTTTCCCTTTAGTTGCTAATCTGAAATGAGCGATATAGGGTCTGTCTGTGTCTAGTACTTTCCATTCTTTAGACTGGTAGTATTCGACTTCATTGGTATCCAGAAAAATTACGCCTAGTCCGTGAGGATTGATGCGTGAAGAATTTTTAAGTATCTCTGGCGATACTTTTTTGTCTTTCGACTTTACAATAATTATACACATAGTTTATTTGTTTGTGAGGTTTGTACTTCTAGTATTGTGTACGCTGACCTCTGATTATTTAGACAAAGATAAGAAAACATTTAGACATAACCAAACAATTTATGCGAAATTTTATTTCGTGTATTCTAGAAGACCGCTTCCAAATGTCTTCTTTGAATTTGTGTCTCGTGTTTTTTTTTGTGTCTCGTGTTTTTTTTTACAGCTCCTCCGCTTCCAGCTTCTTTGCTTCTGTATTTGTAAATCCCCTCTGCTTCTTTGCTTCCGCTCCCCATGCGTCTGCCATGCGTCTGCCATGCGTCTGCCAATCCCGCGGGATTAGCAAAGGAGGTTCGGCAAAAAAAATTCGGTTCGGTGAAAAAAAATTCGGTTCAAGGCAAAAAAAAAGACCGCATAAAGCGGCCTCTCTTTTTGGTCGTGTACGACTAATTTGTGTGAACGTATCTCTGTTCAGTTGGGATTTTTATTTCCTCAACATTTACAAAAACTCTCTTGCTACATTGTGTAAGTCTGTATAAATGTTGATTCGAAATTATGCTGCTCCCTCTAGCCCTATTGTAGTCATAAAGCGTTTTACCATTTACCCATTTTCCAGAATCAGCATAAAAGGTTAGGGCCATTGCACTTAATCTATAATATTTTATGATATAAATTAAAAAATCTCTATCCCTCTCATCGTATCTTATTCTAGCGTGCATAAGGCGGTTAGCTTGTCTAATAGCATTGTCAATTAAGGAGTAAACCTTTTCCACAGTATGAATTTTAGGCCAGTTTAATTCTAAAAATTCTAAACTAGTGTTAATTCCGAATCGCAATTCGTTGTGTTCTGTAGGTGTGAAAAGCATTTCTATTCCTTTAAATTGCGCTTTGTTTAGCCTTAAACTTCGGCTCCCCCACGTATCTCTCGCTAAAGGAAACGAAAGTCCTTCTGCGGCCTCTAAACCATTGTTGCTACGCCTTTGACTATCAGATAAAGTTTTAACAAATTTACATCTTAACTTTTGTTCGTTGTTTGGTGTAATTTGTTGAAAGTAAAATGAATTCAAAACTTCTTGTAAGTTTCTTCTTTGCGCGCCAGTTAATTTAATACTGGTTAACATTTTGTTTGTGTGTGTACTCATAATATTTGTTTTTAAATTGTTTAATCTGTTTCATCGTTTTCGAATCATCAGGCACGACATTCATCGCACTACAGAGGGCAGTTTATACAGCTGCCCAGCTGTGTCAATCATCTTTTGCGTGCAAAAGAGATTTCCCCTCGTTTCCACAATCGAAACGCTGTCGGTGTTGTTATCGATTTCACAACCGCTAACTCATCGCGGTGCATTCTAGCTGGATTTTGGTATCTGTTCCAAATAAAAGGCAATACAACGTGGTTAATTTTGTTAGTCATTAACATTTTTCTAAAGTGTTTTGATAACTCAATTAACATTTCAACCTTGCCCTCATCGTTGTTATACATCGATAATAAAGTTGGTTTTAACTTCTTAATCAATTTTGCATAACTCCCTCTATCATTAACAGCAAAATCAACAATAATTTGCATTAATTTATATCTGTTAATCATTTGTTTTACGCTAGTAAATCGGCTCCATAATCTAAACTCCAGTAAACCTAATCTTGATTTCTCAAATATTGGCTGGTATTTTGTACCTCTAGCAGCGTTGATATGGTCTGATATAGATTCGCTAGTTGTTCTCGCTGTAACGTTATTGCAGCAAAACTGGTTAGCTAATCTCTTGCGGTTAAGAGCGTAAATGATTGCGTAATAAGGCCTCATCAGTTCATTTAATTCACTACTGGTATGATTTGCGCTAGCAATAGTCATATGGCCGCCACATCTGTAAGACCCATAGTCATTCATTTCATCTGACTGGCTGTAATTTTCATCGATTAAATACTTTGCTTTATGCATTAAATCAAATATTTTATTACGCCATTTGCTCATTGGGAT